GCATAGACAACATAGAGATCAACATCTCTCCGAGTGAAGAAGAAGCCTGCCCGCTTAACAACGAGGCTACGGACTGCAATTAGTGTTGGCTTTAACACAGGAGACACAGGAGACACAGGAGACACAATATGAGTTGTTGTAACCGAAAAGTAATACCAGAGAATGATATCAATAATGTTATTCAACAGATTACAAATAGCATTCCAATAGCGGTGGCCCATACCGTAAAAGGCGAAGTCACTCAGTTGAGAACTGCATTGCCGTCGTTGTCTCTGTCTGACGGAAGCAAAGTTAAGTCAATTGGCGATGATGGTTCGTTAGTATTTGACCCTGATAATTCTGAGCCATCTGATATAGCGGGCTACCTAAGGGACTCTGAGGACCGTTGGATAATGCGTCCGATGCTACAGATGTGTGATACGCGCATGCTTGGCGTGGGCAATGATCTTAAAACAGGGGGGTTGTCTATCATACATATGTGTGACCAACCCAAGTGTGAACACTATCTAAAAAAGGTTAGCACCACAGAGTGTAATATGTGCCATCTGCGATCCAACGAAAAAACCCCGCAGCCACCAGAGTAGCTGCGGGGTCATTGTTATTCGCCTTGAATGGAATCGACGAGACCAAAGGTCTTTGCTTCTGCCGCAGATAGGATTGTATCTGCGGCACACTTTCTACGCCAAAAGCTTATTGGCCGACCTGACCGCTCAGAGTATATCTTATACATCTTGGCGCGAGTCTTCTTGCTGTGTTCGGCCCAATTCTCAAACGTCTGTGGCGTGACTTCGGCGCTTGACTCATACCCGTCGTGGACCATGATAGTAGCACTGGGGTAGATCACTCGCTTGTCTGCTGCCTGTAGGATTATTGATCCCATGCTCATGGCAGAGCCTAACACGTAGGCAGTGACCTCGCACGGGCATGATCTTATCATGTCGTACACTGCCATGCCAGAGAACCAGCACCCACCAATACTGTTGATGTACAGCGTAATGGGTGTTTCGGCATTGACATTCGTCAAGATGTGCAGCCCTTTGATTGCCATCTTAGCAACATCAGAGTCGATCTCTCCGTTGCTCCCGTCTCCAATGTATATCGTTCGGCTTTCAAGGTGGATGCTATGCATGAAGAAGTGGTCGATACCCTCATGTGGTACTCGTCTCATTGACTATGGTCCCAGGTAAGCGATGTCTGCGCCAAATTTGCTTTCTTCGTCATCAAACTCGAAGGCGAATTCTGCTTGGTTATCGCCATCATAGAACTGAGACTGCGTGCGGATCACAATTTCGTCCGAACGAATGCGAAGGATGTCCGCAAGAATTGCTTGCTGACTGTCGTTATCGCTGTCAATGATCTTGGTTGTCCTGATGTCGATGACCAGAGGCCCAGCCGGCATGGTAGCCGTTTGGTTGGGCGGTAATGGATCGACATAAGTGAGAGTCAAATCGGGATTCGGATTCAAAGACGATTGGACATTGGCAAACACTGTCCCCGGAATAATCGTCTGCGCAACGAACCCAGAGTCACCCGGTGTTCGATCGCCACGGCCTGAGCGGGGTCTGAACACGACGTTGGGTCCCCCGACAAACACGGTCCCACCATCGCCTATTCCCCCGGTGAAACCAATCGGAAGCTCGCCGACGACACCATTTGATGGTGGTGGTTCATCAGGTGGTGGATACGTGTCAGTTACAGTTAGCGCGGAGGGCCAAAAGAACTTATACTTGGTCAGCGTCCCAACGCGAACCGGTACTAAACACTCAAATGAAATGGTATTATTGTCAGAGTCATAGTCCGCTTGTTCAACAACCGCTTTGACCGCCGACGATGCCACGTACCCCGGAACGTCCAAGGTCACAGTGTCAAACGTCTCGATGTTTAAGAGATTAAGAAACGAGCTAAAACGCATCCTCTTCCAAGTATTTGACTTACGGATCAACCAGAATGTGGCCGCCTTTAGAACGATATCTGGCTGGTTGTAGATGAACCAGTCAAAGTCGCCCTTCTTCACCCCATACTTATCCTCGTTGTTCCTGAGCACGATTGTGGGTGGTTTCTCATCGGCCCAGCTTAAGTGCCAAGTGACCACCATCTTCGTCACGATGTCTTCGGTCGCGGTAAGCCCCACTTCAACTGTACCCGGCTCGATGTCGGATACCGTTATAGTCGCGTCTGAGTCTGGCTCCTCCGGAAGGTACTTCAAGAAAAACACGCCATTCGACAGCCACACCGCGCAACGTGCTTGAAAGGCAATGTCCCGGATCAAGTCAATCGTATTCCGACGATCTAATACTGGAAAGTTAGATGGGAATGGTTCAAGTTTGACTCGTACCGAGTCAAAACTGGTCGTGTCGTAATCGAGATCGGTGTAGTTGTCGATAATCCATTCGAGAATCTCGACTGTATCCGGACCGATAGTGGAGTCGAACGTAACGTAAATGTCATCTTCCCACCCCTGATCCACGATCGACGACAGCGGCTTATCAAGAACGACTTCCTGTGCGGTTATCGTACCGTAGACTGTTTGCTGCTGCACCCACAGATCATTTGGGACATTGACTAGCTTACGTTCACCGTTTAAGGTCTTAAACGCCTTAACAGCCAGCACTGTGCCCGGTGTGATTGAGGCGATGTATGTTATTGGCTCGTCTTGACCCAAAACCACTCGGCTACCGGCATCTGCCCAAAAGTGTTGGGCGACCTGTGGCGTACTCGGGCGAGACTTCTGCGGAGTGTTGCAGATCACAAATCCGTGTCGGCGAATCGTCGACCCGCTGTTATCGCCTCGCCCAGGTGGGACGACCATCTGGAAATCAAATTTCGATAACGGTGTTGGCGTCTCGCATTGCGAAGCTTCTATACCATCGAATAAGCTTTCTGCCTTCGCATCATTCTCCGCGTGTCGTCGAGACGTTATGGTGAATACGTCACCATTCATATGCCCTACGAAAATGCCCCCATTTATATTGAGGGTGAGCGTGGTGTTCTGGGGAAAATCCTCGCCACCCAGTATACGCACTGGGTTGCACCCAAGACCGTTGTTTTTGGCGTCGTTCACCTTCTTCGCACGCTGTTGTGCAGCACAGATTAATTGCAGTGCTTTGCTGTTGACCGAGGCCGTCAACGAAGCTCGGATGTCGTTGGCCTGAGAAATCAGTTCGTCCGCTTTAGCATTATCCACCCCCGACCACACATTGGCACAGACATTCAAAAAACTGATCTGCTGCTGCATCATTGCCAACGACGTTCCAAGCGAACAGTCCGTGCCGCCAGAGTCGACAGCATTGTGTAACGCCTCACCAGACAAGATGCCAACACCACAAAGAGTAGAACCAGAAACAGCTTTATTAACTTGTAGTGCTGGAACGTCTAAACACTTTCCGAAGATGACAGGCCACGGTTTTCCAACTAGGTCTTTCGGAACGAAGGGAAATTCTCCTTCTTCTGCCGAGAATCCAAATTCTTTATCTTCGATTTGTGAGACGATTGAGAACGAGAATGATCGGTCGGATTCTGACCACGTGACGGGGCTACTAACCTTTCCGGAAAACAACAGGAACTTGTCTGCAATATCCAACCCGTGGAACCACTGATAAACACGAACTGTCCTCTGATGTACGTCTTGTGAGTCAAAGATGCCTTTGATTGTTCCATCTGTATCATCGAGGATAATGCTTAATTCCTGCGAGTTATTCGAGTTCACAACGTCAACGACATTGCTCAGGTTGCCGACCTGTAGAATCTTACCTTGGATGTCCCCTATCGTTCGATCGGCGTAGGATGTTGCTACACCATCCGCCCATTCAACTTCAATGATTAGCAAAGGCTCTGTGCCTCGCTTCTGTGCGATTGCGTCTAAACCGGCAGAGGAAATGTTCCTCATTGTTCAACTCCCTCGAACTCAAGTGTAATAGTCTGAAGCTCCCCACGGAGGTCGCCAAACCCCGGAGCAGCGCGTACTGGTGTGTCGAATTCCACTGGGTTGTTCGTGAAATGTCCGATCCACACCCTTTCCTTATGGTCTGTTACCCTGATGACGCTGGATGCATAAGACAGGAAGAACGCTCGTAGTTCCAACGCTTTCGGGCGAACCAGTCGTAGAGTCCAAGTGCTCTTCCGCCTCCCGCCTTTCCTTTTGACATATGAATAAAGCGTTCCGTCTGTTGCCCGCTTTAGCGTTACAGAAGCCGTCAAGCTTTCTGCATCACCGAGATCGGGGTTTGGCAATAATGAGATAGTCTGAATTGATGGGTATGGTGCTTCCAATTTAATCATGGTTAGACCTTAGTTCCCTCAAATTCAAAGCTGGCTGTATACTGGCATCCACGACCATCCTGAACAATGGGGTCTTGGATATTAGACAGAACCCCCGCCCACAACCGATTCTCCCAATCAATAAGCTTGATGTCTTCTCCGATGTGCTCTTCCATGAAGGTCAGAAGGTCTTGAGCTTCTGATTCGGTC